ATGATAAAAATATAAAGAAAAAAAAAAGAAGAAAAAGAAAAAAATAGAAATACCTGATTGGTATAAAGAATACTCAAATGAAGTAGCAGAAAAAAATAAAAAAAATAAAATTAGTGTAGTTAAAGCAAGTTCATTATGGGATGATGGTTATGATTTTGGAGATGTAACAAAAACTATTCTTTCTACTGCTGGAGATGCAGCATCCAATGTAGGCAAAGGATTTATGAACACTATTGAGGGTGTAGTAGATACTGGGAGAACTGTTTTAGGTGATGCAGCACAGGGAAGTGCTAAATTACAAGCAAAACTATGGGAAAAAGCAGGATATAAAGATTATGCTAAAAGTTTAAGACAATCAGGTAAAACTATTAAAGAATTTGAATATGAAAATGCAAAAAAAGATGTAACTGGATCAATTTTTGATTCTACTGAAGCATTGAATGCAACTAAATATCTTTTAGGCGAAGGACTAGAAAAAAAATATGGAACAAATAGTGTTGGAACCAAACTAAAACAAAAAGCTTTAAATGCTGAAGATGTAAATTGGTCAAAAAAACTAAATGAAGGTTCAGTAGCAGGAACATTAATAAATTCTGCAGAGCAGGGTTTAGGAAATATGGCTGCATTTGTTGGATTAGGTGGTATTGGTAATGTAGGAGCAAGTACATTAGGATTGCAGGGTGTATCTGCAAAAGCAGCAACTTCATTGAGTAGTAATGCTGCTTCTACTTTTTTTAATTCATTTACAAGTGCTTATGGTAATTCACTTACAAATAGTTTAAGAAATGGAGTAGATGAAAAAGAAGCAAAAGGCAAAGCATTTACAAGCGGTTTAGCTGAAGCAATTAGTGAACAATTTTTTCAGGGAATACCTGGTTTAAAAAGCGCAGGATGGGCTGATAAACTTGTTAGTAAACCAATATCAAAGTTTTTCAGTAAAAGCACAGGTAAAATCATATTAAAAGTATTAGATACAGCAGGTGAATCAGTTGAAGAAGCATTTTCAAATATTTTGGAAGCAACTTTTGAAGGTATAAGAAATAAAAAGAATATAGAAAATATATGGGGGGATATTAAAGAAGCTGCAACAAGTGAAGAAACAATGGAAGCAATGCTATCAGCATTAATTTCAAGTGCAATAGCAAATGGTGGTAGTACAGTTATAAGTTCACAACAAAAAAATTCAATAATAAAATCATATGCACAAGAACATAATATGAGTGTTAAAGAAACACAACAATTATTCGATTCATTAATAGAAACAAAATCAAGTTTAGAAGATACTTCTAATTTTAAAGAACAAGTAGAATTAGAAGATAATATTAGTAAAGAATTAGTACAAGAAATGAAGCAAAATAAAAAACTTGATCTAAATGAATTGTTTAATCAAACAAAACAACAAGCAAATATAAACAATGCAATTAAAACCGGTCAATTATCAACCAACGGTTTAAATCTTGTTGACTCATACAAAGCATATCATGGTAATGATGGAAACTTATCAAAAGTAAAGGAAACACAAACTATTTATGATAAGCGAGGTATTGATGCAAGAGTAGATGCAACAGAGTTTAAAAATAGTGATGATGTATCATTTTGGGAAACTAGAGATGGTAAACAATATGTTGTTATTAATCCAAATGCTGATTCAAATGCAATATTTCAAGATGCTGCAGTTCATGAATTAGCACATGATATATTTGCTCAAGAAACTAAATTAGGAAACACAATAAAAGCAGATGTCTTAGAACATGTTAAAAATGATAAGCAATATAGCAAATTAAGAGCAGAAATAGAAGAAAAATATAGCAATAGATATGCTAAAGATGAAAACTATGAAGCTAAAATAGATGAAGAAGTAGTTGCTAAATATCTAGGAACTAATTTAGGAACTCAAGAATATATTTCAAGATTAGTAGGTGAAAAACCAAATCTAGCACAAAGAATATATAATTGGGTAAAAGATAAAGTGGATAATATAGGTAAAACAAATGAATATAAACAAGAAAAGGCATATTGGAAATCAGTAGCTGATAAATTTGAAGTAGCTTATAATGAACAAAAGAAAAATATTAAAATAAATGATGTTAGATATAATGCAGAATTAAATAATAACATTGAAAATAATGAGGATTTGCAGTATAATATTGACAAAGCAATACCGGAAGGTTCTTTGATTAATGAATTTAATGATGAATTAAAAGGAAATGAATGGAGAGAATATTTTACAAAAGTTGATAGGAATGGAATAGAGTATCAATTTGGAAATAATGAAAAAAATATTGTTAATGTAAATAACAAAATAATATTATCTTCATATTTAGATAGTAAACCTCAAGTAAGGAAAATGTGGGAAGTTGATGAGTTTATAGCACAATCTTATGGTACCGATATTGAAACAATTACTGAGACTATAAGAAATGTTGCAGAAAGGACAGGTTATAATGTTGAAGAAATTGGAAGAATTATTGACATATTTAATGGAAAAGAAATTCAAACCAGAAATAATAGCACAAGCGATAATGCTACCGGGAGCAGCGAAGAACAAAGAGGAATTTATGGACAAACTAATACAACTAGCGAAACAATCAAAAACAGAAATGGATTTTTACAAGAAAATGGAAGAAATGACAGTAGAGATGTAAATAATACATCTTTTTCTTTGAAACAAAAACAATTAGATATAATAAAAAAGAATAATCCGGTTAATGATGATTATCATACTTGGATTAGAAATATAGATGATATTAAAACATTAGAAGAAACATTACAAGATGAAGATTGGGCTGATTATGATGAAATAAATCCTGATTTATCAAAGCAAGATTTATTAGATGCTATAGATAAAGGAAAAATAACTGTTTATTCATCATATCCAATAGAACAGGGCATATTTGTATCACCATCTAAAATGGAAGCACAAAGTTATTCTGGAGATGGTAAAGTATATTCAAAAGAAGTTAATATAAATGATGTAGCTTGGATTGATCCTACACAGGGGCAATATGCCAAAATTGATGATACAAACAAAATGTATTCATCTAAAACAACAGATATAGCACCAGTAACAAAAGGTACTAGAACAACAATGGGTGAATTATTTAATAAAAATATAGCCCCAATTAGAGAAGATATAAGCAATTTATCTAATCAGTTGAATAATTTATCAAATCAAATTCAAACTCTTCAAAATGGGGCTGAAATGACTTTTGATAATGAAATAGCACCAGTAAATCCTTATAGAGAAAGAGTATTAGAACAAAGAGAAGCAAATAAATACTATGATGAACTACAAAAAGATGAAAACTATTGGAAATCATTAGAAGAATTTGCAAATGAAAATAGTGATTTAGATGCAAAGAGTGCTAGGAAATTATCAATAGATGTAAGTAAAGAATTTGGAATAAAACCAGCAAGAGATTTACAAAATATAATTCAAACTGCATTTGATGAAGCTAATTCAATAAATGAGATAAGGGATAACATAGAAAACACATTACAACAAAAATATGACACTAAAACAATTGAACAAGCAGCAACATATATTTATGATGCATTACAAGAAACTCTTTATGAGAATGCTATGAAACAGCAAAATGATTTAGAGAACCAAGCATTACAATATAATGAAAATCTAAAAGAAATACCAATTAAGAAAAAAACAAGACAAGAAGTTAGAGAAAATCTACAAAATACAATGGGAATAACTACTGATGATTTACAAGCAGGTAATGATATAAAATCATTTAGTTATCAAACAACAACTCCAGAAAGAGTTAATGAAAAAGTATTTGGTAGAGAAGTTGGTAGAAAAATAAATGAACAAACTGTATATTTTGCTAAACATCAAGAAGCTGAAAGAATTAGATTCTTAAATAAAGAAAGACAAGAAATAAAAGATTTAGGAATTAAAGCAAGAAGCAAAGAAAGTGCATTAGTTCAACAATATGGTGAAGGTATTATTGGCGATACTGAACTAGCACAAGAGATAAAGGATGTAGATACACAAAATAAAATTAAAAATGCTGCTAGAGTATTGAGAAGTAAGTATGACACTTATTTAGACCAAATCAATGAAGAATTAGTTGAGATGGGATATGATCCAATCCCCAAAAGAAAAGACTACATGAGGCACTTTCAAGAGCTTACTGATAAATTTAGTCAAGCAGGTATTCCATTTAATAGGCAAGAGTTAAATAGTGAAAACCTACCTACTGATATAAATGGTTTAACTGAATTTAATGTACCAGGTAAAAATTGGTTTGCATCTGCACAAAGAAGAACTGGCGAAAAAACAACATATGATGCTATTACAGGTATAGATGGTTATTTAGAAGGTGCTAGTAATCTTATGTTTCATACTGAAACAATACAAAGATATAGAGCATTAGAAAAATTAATTAGAGATACTTATGGTCAAACTCATGGATTAGATGTATTTGGTGATGATATATCTAGTGATGAAGCAATACAAAGAATACAAGATATTCAAGAAGGGAAGTTGTCTAATTATGCTGCATGGTTAAAAGAACAGGGAAATGCAATAGCTGGCAAAAAAGGTGCAATAGATAGAGGTGTTGAAAGAGCATTAGGAAGAAAAGGATATACTTTCTTAAACACATTAAAGAAACAAACTGGTTCAAATATGACAGGTTTTAATGTAAGAAGTGCCTTAACAAACTTTATATCTAGTACAATAGCAGCAAGTAAAACAAATAAACTTGCTATGGTTAAAGGAACAGTTGCAACAATTAAAAACATGTTCCATAATGATGGTTTTATTGATAGAAGCGATTTCTTGACTTCAAGATTAAGAAATGATAGTTCTTTATCAAAGAAAACATGGCAAAAAATTTCAAATGCTGGTCAAATATTTATGTCAGGTAGTGATTGGTTTACTTCAAATGTTATAACTAGAAGTAAATATTATGAAGGTTTATCTAAAGGTATGACAGAACAACAAGCTATGAAATATGCAGATGACTTTGGTGCTAGAGTTATGGGTGATAGATCAAAAGGTGCAACTGCTGAAGCATTTAATTCAAAAACATTAGGATTACTTACTCAATTCCAATTAGAAACAAATAATCAATGGCAATACATGATTCATGATACTAAAATGGAATTTCAAGAAACCCTAGCTAAAGATGGTGGACTAAAAGCAGGTGCAACAATGTTATTCCAAATGGGGCAACTTGCAGCATATTCATATTTATTTAATGAAATGTTTGAAAAACTAACTGGAAGTAGAGCAGCATTTGATATTGCAGATATATTTAAAAAACTATTTGGATTAGATGATGATGAAGATAAGGATATTGAAACAAGAATGCAAGAAGCAGCTAGTGAACTTATGGATGCATTGCCATTTACAAGTTTATTTGGAAGTGGTGGTAGATTGCCAATAGGTGAAATGCTAACACCAGCACAAACTATATATGATGCATTTGTAGGTAATACAAATAAATATGGTCAACCAGTAACATGGGAAGAAGCAGGAAAAGAAGTTGTAGGTTCTATACCTTATTATGTACTTCCTACTGGCTATGGTCAAATAAAGAAAACTGCACAGGGATTAGGAATGTATGCTAATGAAGTACCTGGAAGTTATACTGATAGTGGCAATTTAAGGTTTACAGCAGATACTGATACAGGCAGTGTTATAAAAAATGCATTGTTTGGCCAATGGTCTGGTGAAGAAGCTAAAAAGTATAGAGAGAGTGGTTATAAAACTATTCAAGAAAAAGATATACCTTTAATGAATGACTTAAATATGTCTAGTAGTGAATTTAGAGATTTTAAATCAAAATTAAATGATGAAACTACTACATCAAAAAAAATTGATGGTGTAAATTATAGTTTATATTTAGACAATAGAGGCAATAAATATTGGTATGATAAAGAAAGCAAGATTGTATTTGATGATGATATGAACAAAACTAATAAAAAAGTTTTGGATTTAGAAAAAGCATCAGCAAATGAACTAAAATATAATTATGTTTCTAATTTGCCAATTAGTGAAAACAATAAACAAAAAATATTTGATGAGTTATTTACTAATACAATAGAAGATAAATATGGTTATAAAAAATATACAGACAAAAATAATAAAACATATTGGTATGATGAAGATAATGATACTTTATATGATAGCAAGTACAACAAAGTAAACAAATCTTCTATTAAAGGTTTAAAAGAAGTAAGTGAATCAAAAAATATGAGCAATTATAAAGATTATGGTTCATATGAAGAATTTGATTTTGCATATAAAAATCCAGGCAAATATCAAGCAATGAAAGCAATAGCAAATGATTATGAAAGCTATAAAAAATATGTTTCAGGAATTGAAAATGTTAGAAATAAATATAGTCAAACTAAAGGATATACAACAGAGCAAAGAAAGAAAAAAGTAATCTTATATGTAAATAAATTAGATTTAACTATACCGCAAAAAGCAATGTTATTAAGACAATATTATACAAGTTTTAAAGATTATAATAGGCAAATAGTAAACTATGTTTCAAATTTAGATTTGACATATAATGAAAAGGTTGAAATATTAAAATCACTAGATATGAAAGTTGATAAAAAAGGAAATGTAACATGGAAATAAGAGGGGGGAACCCCTCTTTTACATTGAAAGGAGAAATAAATGAGTGTAGCAAATGAAAGACCACAAGTAAGAACAGCACAAGAACTGGAAAGAAAGTATGCACTATTGCTTGGTAATACAGAAGCAATAAAACAAACTGAAGTAGGTTTAGTAAAAGTAAATAACATATTAAATAGTTTTATTTCTGCAACAATTGGTGATCTAGAAACATTACAAGCCCAACTCGATGGTCAAATAGATACATGGTATGGAAGTGATGAGCCAACATTACTAAATGAACCATCAGTAAATTGGCAAGTAAGTGAATATCCAGATCATGTAGGGGATATTTACTATGATAGAGAAACTGGAACAACTTATCAGTTTATAGAAGAAAATGGAACTTATTTGTGGGATGAAATTAATAGCTCTTTAATGAGTGAAATATTTGGTATGGCAAATGCAGCACAAGATACAGCAGACAACAAAAGAAGAGTATTCTTTACTACTAATGATGTTGATACACCAGCACCACCTTATGATACAGGCGATATATGGATAAAAAATGTTGGTGGAACAACAGGAGAAATGTATATATGTCAAATAGCAAGAATTGAGGGAGAAAGTTATGTAAGTGGTGATTTTGTAATAAGCACAAAATATACAGATGATAGTGTTGCTTTATCAGCACAAGAAGCAGCAACACAAGCCATGCAAAAAGCACTAGATGTATATACAGATGGAACATTACTTGATTTAAACTTTTCTAAAAGATTAATTCTAAATGATGACCAAGTTGCTGATGAATTAAAATCAAAAATAAGATTTGAAGATGGTTCAATGATATTTAGTGCTGGTAGTTCTACAATTCAATTAAAAATAGATAATGATTCAATAGATTTTATAAATGTAACTGATCCAAGTAATCCTATTTTGTTAGCAAGTTGGAGTGCAAACAACAATCAAGCAACTTCAACAGAATTAAAACTAGGAAATTTTGCATTTATTCCAAGAGATAATGGAAGTTTAGATTTTAAGAAGGTGGTGTAATAAATGGCAGTAACAAAATCAACAACATTTGCTGAAAGTGCTATATCAATAGAAAACAATACTTCAACATTAAAAATAACAATAAAATTTAGTCCTAATAATGATGTAACATATTTTAGTAGCAAAACTTTAAAATGTACTTGTAATGGAACACAAAAAACAGCAACTGTATCACTTTCTAAAGGTGGTTCTGTATCAAAAACATTTACATTTTCAGGAATAAGCCATAATCAAGATGGTTCAAAAACTGTTTCATGGTCATGGAGTTGTGCAACAGGGACAAGTGTATTAGGTACAATAAGTGATAGCGGTAAAAAAAAATTAACAACAATACAAAGATATGGGAAGATAACAAATATATCAGGTGCTATAACTAATTCAACAATTACAATAGATTGGCATTCTTACAATGCAAATTGGGTTTATGATTTACAAATTGATGGGTATTATACTTATAGAAATATAGGTTCTTCAGTTGGTGACCATACAATAAATATAAATGTAGGTAATGATTATTTTGATAATTGCCCAACTGAAGAAATATTGCCAATTACTTATTCTTTGAAAACTTATCCTAGTGATGAAAGTTGGAGTTATTTTAACTCTTTGAATACAATGATTTTATTAAATGAAAATGCAAAGCCAACAATATCAATAGGAACTATAACTGAAGCAGATACAACAATGCAGGGTTTAAATTGGGGTGTATTTGTACAAAATAAATCAAAATTAAATATTCCAACTACAAGTAATGGTGCAGTAGATAGCAAAATTAAACAAGTTAGTTTAGGAACAAATGGGCAAACTTTAAATTATCAACCAACAACAGCAACTAGCCCATTATCGCATACTTTTATAACTGATTTTTTAAAAACAAGTGGAACAAATGCAATTACAACAGTTTCTACTGATTCAAGAAGTAGAAGTTCTACAACTGCAACAACAACCTATAATGTAGTAGCATATTCAAATCCAACAATAACAACAGCAGAAGTAAAAAGAGTAAATGTAAGTAATGTTGAAGATGATGAAGGACAATATTTAAGTTATAAATTTGTTGGTGAAATAAGTTCTGTATCAAATCATAATGATAAATTATTTAGAATAGGTTATAGAGTAAAAGGAAGTAATACAAGTTTTACATATAAAACAATTTCATCATCATATACAGTTAATGTAACAAGTTATACAAGAATAACTGATTGGACTTTATCTTCAAGTAATGCATATGAAATAGTATTTGAAGCGATAGATAGTTTTAGAACTGCATCAAATCCAGTAAAACAAACAAGATATATTGAAACTGGAAAACCCCTAATGAACTTTAATGCTTCTGGAAAAGCAATGGCAATAGGTAAGGTTAGTGAAGCAGGTGCTAATGAAGAAAAATTCGAAGTAGAATTTGATACATATCTTAACAAAAAACTATACTTATATGATAGTACAAATATTCAATTTGTACCAATAGAAGTAGAGGTAGTAGATACATGGTAGAAAGGAAAGGTAATATGAAAAAAAACATGACAACCCAATGTAAAGTTGGGGGGGGGTACTACTATACAACATATTTACAGAAAGGAGGAGTTATTTAAAACTTCTTCTTTCAATAACTTCCGAGAGGAGGTTAAGTTAGTAGGTGATTTAATTGAGTAGATCAATTAAACTAAAAAATAATATTTATTTTGATTCATCTGCTGTTACAAGTCTTTCCAGAGAATCAGGAAGAATAAATTTAAAGGATATTTTAAATAATCTTGTTGGAGATTATAAAAATATTTCTGATTTAAACAATTTATTCGATTTTGGAATATATAATTACTATATTGAAACAGCTAACAGACCTTCAACACAAATAAATGGATTTGCCGATTGGGGTTTGTTATTATCATTTAAAACTGGGGCTTGGTTTTATCAAATTGCTGTAGGGAATTTTGGTAATCCCATTTTAGCTGTTAGGACTAATATAAATACTAATGCAGATCCTAATGGTTGGAGCAATTGGACTGCGGTACCTTAATAAATATTTATCTAACTAAAAAGAAATGAGTAAATCAATAAAATTAAAAAATAATATTTATTTAGATGCAAGAACTGTTGAATACTATTCAAATCTTTGTGGGAGAAGATTCTTAAATGATTTAATAGAAAATTTAACAGGTGGATATAAGAATGCTTCTAATCTTAATGATGCAACAAATCCAGGATTATATAATTATTATTTAGAACATAGTAATAAACCATCAAGTCAAATAAGTGGTTTTGCTGATTATGGTTTGATAATTGTTATAAAAACTGGTAGTTGGATTTATCAAATTGCTATAGGTAATTATGGTAATCCAATTATGGCAAGAAGAGTTAGCACAAATAATGGTTCTTCATTTGGAAATTGGGAAGTAATTTAATAAATATTACAGTTATGAAGTTTTAAATACAAAATTAAATGAAACACTTGACAGGCATTCGTAAGAATGCGATGCTTATACATACATACATACATACATACATACATACATACATACATACATACAGGAAGGAGGAAAGGCATAAACTTTTCTCTTTCTTTAATATCTCCGAAAGGAGGTATTTGTTAGAGGGTGGTTTAAGTGGCTAAGTCATTTAAACTTAAAAATAATGTTTATTTAGCTAGCAATAGTATAATGCATGGGCATACTTTATTAAGTGAAAAAATATATGATTCAGGATGGAAAGAAGCAACATTGACATCTAGTTTTTCGCATTTATCTTGGAATAAACTATATTATAGAAAAGCAAATGGAATAGTAACAGTATGTGGAACAGTTGATTTTAATTCTGTTCCTTCTTGGGGAACTACAATAACAACTCTTCCTGAAGGTTATAGACCAAGAAATGAAATAGATATTTATTGTAGATTATCGAACAATAATTATCCATGCTTGATTGCAATTACAACAGGTGGTGCAATAAATTGGCTAAATGCAATATTAGGAAATACACCTAATGCAAGTAATGGAATATGGATTTTTGCAACATTTATTGCAGCTTAAACATTGCCTTTAACAATAAATTATGAGTAAAAGTATAAAATTAAAGAATAATATTTATTGGTCTGAAGAGAGTATTGGAGTTACATTATTTAGTGGAAGTTTATGTGGTGTTGATATTCCTTTAAATGACAGTTTAAATAATTATAAATATATAGAAATAACATATGGTACTCCATGGGGTGGTTTAAGAACTAAAAAAGTTAAGGTTTCTGGGACAAGTGATTTAATCATTACAGAAGAGGAAATGGATACAGCTACTAACAATTATGGAATTGTATATATTAATAATAAGTTTCATTTAGACAATAACTATTTGAGATTTGCGGGGAATATAAGAACATATAAATATGAAACTGATACAAATTGGCAACAAGATAGAGTAAATCCAATAGCAATTGAAAAAGTAGTAGGGTACAATTAAATATTATTCAAATGCCTATTAAATATGGCAAAATCAATAAAAATGAAAAACAATATATATTGGGATGGTAGCAGTATAAAAGATAGTGGCTGGAAACAAGCCACATTAACATCTGATTTCTCACACCATACAAATAGAGAATTAAAATATAGAAAATATGGAAAAATTGTAACTATTTGTGGAACAGTTGGGTTCACATCTGTTCCAGCTTGGGCTACAACTATAACAAATATTCCAGAAGGTTATAGACCTAGAACTGAAATAGATGTTTGGTGTAGATTAACTAACAATAATTATCCATGTTTAATAGCTATCAATCCCAGCGGAAATATAAATTATTTGCAAGCTAATAATGGTAGTACACCAAATGCATCCAATTCAATATGGATATTTGCTACTTATATAGCCGAATAGGAGGTTTTATGTTATATATATTAACATTTATGTTAGGAGGGCTTTTTGGCATATTTATAATGTGCCTTATGCAAATAAATAAGAAAGGAGAATAAAGTGAAAATCTTAGATTTTATTAAAGACTATTGGACACAGATAGTCTTTTTTGTTGCAATTCTTTTTTTCATTTTTAACTGGATTAGAGCTACAAAGTGTTCATTAAGAAATGATATATTGCAAATTTATGATCAATGTAAAGAGAAAAAAGAAATAAGCCTCTATCAGTTGGAGGCCATTGCATTGAGTTATGAACTTTATAAAAAACTAAGAGGAAATTCATTTGTAGAATCAATTTATAATGAAGTTCAAAAGTATAAAAAAATATAGGAGAAATCATGATAATAGATTTTATTTTGGGAATGATTTTAGTAATTGTTCTAATTATTATATGTTGCTTAATGAGAATAAGCTCATTAGCAAGTGAAAGAGAAAGGAAGATGAGATATGAAAGAAAAATTAAAAAAATGGTTAAAGGCAGCAGGTATTAGAGCAATAAAGACTGTTGCACAAACTGCAGTAGGGGTTATAGGTTCAAGTTTAGTTTTAAGTGATGTTGATTGGTTAACTGTACTAAGTGCTAGTGTGTTAGCAGGTATTGTGAGTTTACTAATGAATATATCTGGACTACCTGAATTAGAAGAATTATCTGATGAAACTGAAAATGAATTTGAAATAGAGGAGGAGTAATATGCTATCTATTAAAAAAAGAAAAACATATCTTAAATTTTTAGGATACTATAAAGGCACAATTGATAGTAAAAATAATAAAGAATTGACAAAAGCTTATTTAAACTTACAAAAAGATTATTTCTTTAATAAAGAAGATATGGATAGTATATATGGTCCAGATACTGACATACTTTTACAATCAGTTTATAATGTGAAAAAGTATTCTAAGAATTTTGATATAAAGAAAGATAAATTATACTGTAGATGCAAAGGAAAATATTGTACTGGTTACCCAGCTATAATAGATGTTAATTTGGTAAAGAATCTACAATCTATTAGAAATAAATTTGGGGCTACTTCTGTTATCAGTTTGCTTCGATGTAAGGTATGGAATAGTAAGCAACCAGGTCATTCTAATACTTCAAAACATATGAGCGGAAAAGCCTGCGATTTTCAAACCAAAGTATCTTCTACACTAAAAGGTAGAAAAGACATGATCAACTATTGGTTTAAACTTTCTAAACCAAATTATGGTTATTGTAATGGTTATTATAAATCTAGATGGAGCAAAGGCACTAAAATAAGTAAAGGAATGGGTGCATCAGTTCATTGTGATGTAAGATAAAAAGAACTAGTAGTAATGCTACTAGTCTTTTTTTATTGCAAAAAAATACTATTTATGATATAATATAGAGCCATAAAGAGGGGAATATTATGAATATTAACAGAAAAATTGAGTATATTAAGAATAGAATAAACTTCTGTGAAAAGACAGGAAGACATAAAAAAATAAAAAAATTATTAGAAAAAAAATTAAATAATTTTTGTAAAAATAATTTGAAAAATGTTGCAAACATTTGCTAATATGCTATAATGAAAATGTAATAGTAGTACTAATATAGTAAAAATGGCAATAAATATTGACATTTGTATAAATGTGCTTTATTATAATAAACAATTCAATAAAAAAGAGCGATATCTAATTCCTTATGTTAGATGTTTCTCAGTCCTTATTGTTAAACGAAGAATACCATCCTAAACATTAAATGGTGTTCTCTTTTTTTTAGTTGTCGCTTTTGTAAAAATGGTCCAATACTATGACTAGTATAATAATTGCTACTATATAGTCCATTTATTCTCCTCTTGTACATAGGACATCCCTCCTTCCTTTAAAACATTCATTATAAATATTTTTTAGGACTGAGGTAGAACACCTAACAATTAGATATCGCTCTCTAAATAAATGATATATATTTTCTATAAAAATGTCAATGAAAAACATGAGTTTTTTTGACTTTTTTACATGATCATTTAACTTTAGTTTAATTTGTTTAATTTGGTTTAAAATTTTTTATAAATTAAATCTTCTTCATTCCAATTATCATACTTACTTTTTAAATATTCTCTAATAATGCTACCAATCAATTCTCTTTCTTCTTCAGTACCAAAATCATATTTTCTATGGCATTTGTTTTCAGTTAGTTCAGTGCATAATGTAACTACATTTTGTTCTATACCTAAACCACCTTTATTTCTGCTAATATAATGTGCATTAGGCATAACATTATAGTTATTACCACATACAACACATCTACCATTATCTCTTTCCCATACTTTCTTTTTTACTGACATTGAAATATCAGTAGCTTTACTTCTTTTTGTCTTCATTTTATCACCTCATTTCACACTTAATCCGCACTAAATTTGTGTGAAAAAGGTATCAAATGAGTAGCAAAGAGTAGTAATCAAACCCTTTATTTATGGGAAAGTAAGTATTTGCTAGGGTTATCTAACTGCTTCCCACATTCTCCACCAATGGTCAATTAAGTCCGTAATTACGGGCTTTTTTATTTTTCACACTAAATTCGCACTAAGTTTATTTTATAAATTATCTAATAAATCCACTATTTCTTTCTGAACTGTTGGGAATAAATGCAAATATGTTCTTTGCATTACATCTATTGAGTGTCCCATTCTATCAGACATCATTAGAAAGAATTTTGTGGTATCCGTTTGTCCTGATTTTAAATATTCATTTATTAATAATGACACATGACTGTGTCTAAATTCATGCATTGTTATTTCTTTTACTCCAGATAGTTCAAAATAATGATGTTTGTATCTATCTACAGTGGTAGTAGGTAAGTATGTTGGAGAACCAAATACAAACCAGGAATCTGAGTAATCTTTATATTGTTGCATTTTTTCTTTATAATTGTAAAGATTTTCTCTTAATGTTTTACTCATTTTTATTTTTCTATTCTTATTTGTTTTGGTTGAAGTTATAATAGCATGACCTTTAACTTTAACACATAGTGTTTTATTTATTTTTATTTCATTATTCTTAAAATCGATATCATTCCAATTAAGAGCTAGTAATTCACCTTTTCTAGCACCAGTATAAAATGCTGCTATAAAGAATGTTTTCCATAATGGATCCTCAATAACTGATATGAATTTATTAAAATCTTCCAATGTTATATATCTTAGTTTTGTATCATCATCAGTAATTGTATCATTTTTTTGTTTAAATCTTCCAAAAGATTTAACTGGATTATATTGAAGAGAGTAGTATTTCATACCATAATCAAATATACTTTTAAGAATATTTAACATTTTATTCAAATAATTAACTTTAAGACCTAATTCTTCCATGTTTTGAGCCCAATTCTTGATATCTGATATATTTATCCTATTTATATATTTTTGTTTAAAATATGGCTCTAAATGTTTCTTATAATTTTGTTTATATGTAAATACAGTAGATGTTTTTTTGTGTTTTTCTAAATCTATAAAGTATTCATTAGCAACTAGATCAAATCTTTTATTAATTGGATTATCATTTTCTAGTATAAAAACAGATAATGCATCTTCACATTCTTTTTTAGTTAGATATTTTTTAGATGTGTGATTAATACCATTTTTATATCTAGTAAAATAATAACATCTGCCATCTTTAGTTGGTTTACCTTTATGTATTGCCATAATTTTCTCCTTTCACTTGTATTTAAAAAATATTTATATTATAATTTTAGATAGAAAAACTCCTAAACTGTGGTGGTTTGATGTTTTTCTAATTTGACTCTGTATTGTGAGTACGGAGTCTTTTTTATTTAAGATTTTTAATTATAACTATATTTCCATAAAATAATATTACTGATACAACCAATTGTATAATTGATTGTAGCATATCTTTGAATTTAACAGCATTCATACCAAGCCCAATTGAAATTACAAATGTAATTACAAAATAGCAAATATATAATACTTTATTGTTATTTTTTTTCATTTTTGACTCTCCATTAAATGTTTGACATATTTATCTGCTTCATCTTCATATTTATTAATATAGAAAGCAAATAAATCATTATTAATTTGGTTTAAATGATTTAACTCTATATGAGCTAATTCATGAATTATTGTTTTTTTCTTTTTATAATATGATAGATTGCTATTTATAAATATATTATATATTCCTCTATAACATTTAATAAAACCATTTATACCTTTATTTAGAGGTATAAAGGTTATATTAGCATTGTAATAATTAAGTAATTCCTGTTGTGTTATTTCACCCCTTAATAAACTTATTAGATTCATATAAATCAACTCACTCTTTATCCTTTTTAAATAATGAAGCAAATGTAAGTATGTAAACTGGAATACTTAAAAAGCAACATAATACTGTATCAATTATTGTGGCAAAACAAATACTGAACCATATTTCTTTAAACACAATATAGCTTCCAATAGTTAATGGAATTAATATTCCAATACCTTTACCACCAGAAAATAAAAATATATCAATTAAATTTAGTATTCCAGCAATTGTAAATAAGGAAGTATCTTTTTGCAAATACCTTATAAACACATAAACATTAAATGCTAGGATTAATAACTGAATTATTGTAATAATAACTTGTTTTATTTCACTATCTTCTTTATTCATTTCCTATCTCCTTATCTATTTCCTTTTGTCTTTGTTCAATAATAAATTTAATATGTTCTTTATCTGATTCAGTCAATATATCTTTATATTTATCAAATAAGATTTCTAAATCATTTAAAGATTTATTATTAATACTTAAATCTTTATTTAATAAATCATCTATACTTATATTCAAGTAATCGGCGATTTTTACCAAATCAGATGTTATGATTTGCCTTTCACCCGTTTTCCACATTGATATTAATCCTGGACTATTATGACCAGTTAAATGTAATATGGTTTGAACTGTAATATATTTATTATCTATTAAATATGAAATATTTTTTTGAAACATATTTTCCATATTATCACACCTTTCATTGCATTAATTATATACCAAAAGTGAATACTTTACAATATTTTTTTCACTTTTTGTGAAAATTGTGTTGACATTTCACTTTGAGTGAATTATACTTAAATTACAAGGAGGAAAAAAATGGAAACTAATGAATTAAATGTTTCTAGAAATATTAAATCATTAAGGACAAGAAAGGGGCTTACTCAAGAAGATATTTCTAGTAGAATAGTTTATAAATCTAAGCAACTGAGTTTAAGAACTTATAAAAAAATTGAGAATCATCCGTTTTCTTACCCAATTCATTTATTAAATGAAATTGCAGGAATTATTGGATGTAATATTAATCAATTTTTTTTAAAAGATTAATTCACTCAAAGTGAAATATTAAGCCACCACAAAAAACGAGAGGAGTAAAACTTTTATGAAAACTACAAATGAAATATTAGAACAAACATATATGAGTGCTAATGATCTGATGAAAGTAATACCAAATCTTACATATGACAATGCAATTAAATATATTAATAAAGCTAGGGAAGAGATGATTAAAGAAAATCAATTTATTCCTATAACAAGACCTAAATTGGCATTAACTAGCACTATAAGAAAGATGTTTGGATTTTAAGAAAGGAGAAGAGAATGAAACATTTATTAAGAATTAAATGGGAAACTATTCTTACATTAATAATGTTAGCAATAACTATTTATGGATGGATAGCTTATATCAGATACATAGATGATGTAAGAGTACTTGCTATGGCATGTATAACAACATTTATGTTTATGATAGTTTTCTTTGGACAAAACACAATAAAAGAAGCCAGAAGAATTATCTTAGCTTCAATGCAATAAAAAAGAAAAAGACAGATCAATATCTTTTTCTATATAGATTATAGCAAATTATATAGAAAAAATCAATTATAAGGGGTGCTTTGGTTAGTTTAGGAGGAATAATGGAAGAAAAATCAAGTTATATATTTGATAATCCATTACTAGAAACAAGACATGATTCATTTGAAACAGTAGATACAGGAAAAAGATATATGCAAATATTAGATATATTAAAAGATAAAGAAATGACAGCAAAAGAAATAGCTGTTGAAATGAAAAAAAGAGGTTATTCAAAAACTGATGAAAGAAATTTAACATCACCTAGATTAAATGAACTAATGAATAAAGGTATTGTTGACTGTATTGGAAAAATCAAATGTGAATATTCAGGGAAAATGGTTGGTGTTTTCAAGATGGTAGAAGGAGCAAAAAATGGCTAAAAGTTTCACATTTTATGAAGACTATTATAACTTAATTGATACTCTAAAAAAGAGAGATAAACAATTATTATTAGAAGCAATTGTTGATTATGTATTTAAAGATATAGAGCCTAAATTAAGTGGTCATAATAAAGCAATATTTAATACATTAAGTCATCAATTAGACTTATCAAAAAACAATTCAAAAAGAAGAACCAAAAGAGAACCAAATACAAACCAAAATGAAACCGAAGAGAAACCCACAACAAACAAAACAAGTGTTTTAAGTTTTAAGTTTAATAATAATATTTATAGTTATATAGAAACTAATCTAAATATTGTTATTAATGGTTATAACTATGAAAGAATACAAGAATTATTAAAAACTTATAATGAAGAAATATTATGTTATGCAATAGATAAAACTATAGCAAGTGGACATAAAACTTTAAATTATTTCTTTGGAATTGTTAAAAATTGGAAACAAGATAATTTAAAAACATTAGAAGATATTAAATCATCTGAAAAAAGAACTGATAAGCCATTAACAATAAGTGATGATGAAATTGAACTGATTGAGAATTATGATTGGTTAAATGGTGATTAGATATGGTAAAAGATGAAATGGATTGGTTGCATTCAAACAAATGTAAATACTGTGGGTGTGAACTAGCATATAAAAATAATTCTGAAAGGATTATCTGCAGAAGATGTGGGAAGATAAATTATAAAAATAAAAAAGTAGAATTTCAAAATGAAATGAAAAAGAGGATGTTGAAAGGAAAGAAAAATGAAAGAAGAAGAGATAAAAAATAAAACTATTTATGAAAGAATCAATTTAATTACTTCTGAATTAGGAGTGATTGCAAAAAATTTAAATGTAGATATTACAAAAACAAGAAGTTTTAAAGCAGTTGGAGAAAGGCAAATATTAGATGCTGTTAAACCTTTAGAAAGCAAATATAGAGTTACATCTTATCCAACAACAAGACAAATAGTGGATAAGGATATTATTGAAAAAGAAAATGATTATGGTGTAACAAAAAGTTTATTTATGAGAATAGAAACAATTTATAGATTTGTTAATATAGATAATCCAGAAGATTATATTGAGACCACAGTGTATGGAGATGGAATAGATACAAGTGATAAAGCACCAGGAAAAGCTATGACATATGCTGATAAATATGCATTAATGAAAGTTTATAAAATCAGTACTGGCGATGATGAGGGTAAACAAAAAACTCCAAAAGTAACAGCTAAAAAGCCAACTGAAGAAGAATTAAAGAAAAGATCAGAACTTATAGTAAAATTTGAAAAATTAGTTTATGCAACTAATACTGATAGAGAATTAATTTATTCAACATACAAAGTAGAGAATAATACACAATTATCTGATAAGCAATTAGAACAAGCAATAAGACAAATGGAAAAGAAACCAATAATAAATGAAGTAAAGAAAGATGAGGTATTTTAATGAAAACTGAAATAAATGAAAATGAATTAACATTAGTTGTTAATAGACAAGAATTAGGTGTGTTAGAAACAAATGCACTAGCAATAAAAGAAAAAATAGAAAAGTTATTACTAAGCTATGATTCAAGTAATTACAACATAAATAACATTGATAAAGCTGTAAAAGATAGAGCATTATTAAATAAAACAAGTAAAGCTCTTAATGATAAAAGAATTGCTTTAGAAAAAGAATTTAATAAACCATTTGAAAACTTTAAAACAATTATTAAGGAAACTACTGATTTAATAAAATCTGCAAGTTCGAAGATAGATGAAGTTGTAAAAGAAGTTGAAAACAAAGATAAAGAAGATAAGAAAAAAGCAATTTTAGTTATATTTGAATCTGAAGTAAAAGAATTAAAAGATGTTCTACCATTTGAAAGAATATTTGATGAAAGATGGTTAAATAAAACATTTGATATCAAAGATGTAGAATCTGCTATAACAAGTAAATTAGAGCAAATTAGAGCTGATTTAATAACAATAAGTGAATTACATAGTAAATATGAAATTGAACTTAAAAATGATTATTTAATGCATTTTGATTTAGGATTAATAATTAGAAAAAATTCAGATTTAATTCAAAAAGAAGAATTATTGAAAAATCAAAAAGAAGAATCAGAAAAAGTCATTGAAAAAAAGAAAGAAGAAAAAATGATTGAAATGGCAACTACAAAAGTTGAAGAAAAAATGATTGATCCTATTATGACATATACATTAAAAATAACTGGAAAAAAGAGTCAATTAGTAGCATTAAAAACTTTCTTGAATGTAAATGAAATGCAATTTGAGAAGGTGGAATAATGAACAACAGTAAATATGGTGAAATCATTAATGGAGATAGAACATATCAAGAAATATCAAGAAGATTACTAAATGGTGAAACTGTTGGAATAGGATGGACTGATGAAGATTTTACACATTTTGATATCATTTTCAAATTAGGATTAGACTGTAAATATGGTGATTTTCAAAGAGGTATAAGAAGAGAATATTTATTTGTAGGAATTATTGGCCATACTTTTTATGGATTTAGAACAGATTCAATTAAAGAAGGCAACTATATACAAGAAAAATTAAGAATGAATAATTCTTGTGGAGATAAAGTTGCAGAATTAATAAATGGAATTATCAAATGTCTAAATGAAAGTGGTGAAACATTATGTTAAGCCTAGAAATAAAAATAGATAATATTGAAGAAAAAACATGTGAGGAAATAGAAGATTTTCTATGCGATAAAGGTATTAAGTATTCAATGGATGTTTACAAAGAAGATGATGACTATGAACCTGATCCATATGATGAATATATTGATAGAAAGCTATGTGAAGATAATGACAGGTAAAGCCCAAGAAATAATTCAATGGTTATTTAGACAAGATAGAGAAACAATATTTGAAATAAAAGAATTTAAGAAAAAAAGAACATTAAGTCAAAATGCTTATGCATGGGAACTAATAGGAAAGTTATCTGATAAAATGACTATTCCAAAAGAAGAAATGTATCTTCAAATGCTTAAATCATATGGTCAAAGATTAATAGTACCAATTCCAGAAGGAGATAGTCCTAATGGATGGTTTAAGTATTATGAATACTACACAAAAGCAGTAATAAATGGCAAAAATGCTGATTATTACAAAGTTTATAAAGGAAGTAGTGAATTTACTACTTTAGAAATGAAATATTTCCTAGATGGAATAATTCATGAATGTGAGCAATTAGGAATACCTACATTGACACAAGAACAAATAGAAAAGATGAGATTAATTTAAGGAAAGAGGTAAAAAATTATGAATTTTATATCAAAAATAGAAGCTGAACTAAGCTTTGAATTAAATGCAATAGTAGCAGCAAAATTAAGAAAAGGAATGAAAATTAAAGATATTGTTGATGAATTAAGTAAATGTAATGATGGAGATAAAATTGCAGATGTATTAGCAAAAATAACATTAATAAATTCATGTAAAACATTGAAACTCTTAATTACAACCGAAGAACAAAGAAAAGAATTTGCAGAGGTAATAATTGCTACTGGTGAGGAATTAAAAACTATTAAAGGAGAAATAAAGGATGAATAGAATAGTTTTATCTGGAAATTTAGTAAATGATGGAGAAATAAGAACTACATCAACAAATAAAGAAGTTTATTCTGGAAGAATAGCAGTAAATAGAGGTATGAAAGATGCTGATGGTAATTACATAACTGATTATTTCAATCTAGTTTATTGGAATCCATCTGATTACTTCAAAAAGAATGCAAAAAAAGGTGCTAGAGCAGTAGTAGAAGGGAAGATCATAAATAGAGATTATGATGCACAGGATGGAACTAAAAAATACATAACAGAGGTATGGGTACAATTATTTGAAGTTAATGCAAAAGAAACAACACAAAATGCAACACAAGAAACAAAAGAAGAAACAAAAGAAGAACCAGAAGTACCATCAAACTATACAACTGAATATAAAGAAATGGATAATGGAGTTCATTTAGAAGATAGTGATTTACCATTTTAAATAGGAAATTCCAAATCGAAAATAAAGTCCTATCATGATTCATATAAATTCTCCTGACAGGGAAACCCCCTTTTATTTTATAAAGTCCAGTGCTTGTTTCTAAGGACTTTTCTAGCACTGGAAATCCTACCAGGAGTAATAAGGAGCAATAATGAAAAGAGTTAAAGAAATATTTAAAAATATACAAAAAAGAGTAGAAAAATCAAATTTAGTTCGATTAATTAAATTTAAATCAATTATTAAAGAATTAAATGATAAGATAGGGGATTTGGAAAAAGAAAAAAAATCATTGAATGATGAAATAACAAGATTAAATCTAGATGTAAAAAAACTAGAACCACTAGCAAATAGAGTTCCTAGTTTAGAATTAGTTATTGAAGAATCTGATAAATCTATTAAAGAAAAAATAGAAGAGATTAATAAACTGGATGAAAAAAGATTAGAACTCGAAACGGATTTATTTAATAAAGATTTAGAACTAAAAAAATATATTATTCAAACAGAAGAATATAAGGCACAAATAGAAGATTTAAAAAGTGATAGGTATTTAATAAGAAAAGTAAAATCTGGAAGAACACCTAACACAAATAAAACAAAAATATCAAAACCTATGAGTGCTAGAGTAACAAATTATATGAGAGGTGAACATGAGTAAGGCAACATTAAAAGATTTAAACTTAACATTATTTGAACAACTTGAAAGATTAAATGATGATGAAGAAATTGAGGGCGAAAAACTCGATAGAGAAATAAAAAGAGCTAAAGCAATAACTCAAATATCAACTACAATTATTAAAAATGCATCTGTAGTATTAGAAGCTAAAAGAATGGCTGACTATATGGGAGCAAGTTCTGAAGATGAAATACTCCAGTTAGGATATGGCAATGAGAAAGTGGACTAAAGAGCAAGAGGATTATTTAAGAAAAATTAGTCCTGGAAAATTAGATCAACAAATTGCTAATTTGATTAATGAAAAATTTGGAACAAGTTATACTAAAGCAGCAGTAAATACAAAAAGACAAAAGTTAGGAATTAAATTATCTGATTGGAGAACTGTATGGACTGATGAAGTTATACAGTTTATGATTGAAAACTATGAGGGTAAAGATAACATTGAATTAGCAGCACTATTAAATGAAAGATTTAAACTTAATACTAATGGTAAAAGAGTTTGTAATGTTAAATCTAATCTTATCAGAAGAAAGGGAATAAATCTTAGGACAGGTATAAATAGAGGGTGTTATAGAAAAGGTATGGCACCAGCTAATAAGGGCAAAAAATGGGATGAATTTATGTCTAAAGAGGGGCAAGAAAATTCAAGAAAGACTTGTTTTAAAAAAGGAAACATACCTCCCTGCCATAGAGAAGTTGGAAGTGAAAGAATAAATGTTGATGGTTACCATGAAATTAAAGTTGAAGAACCTAGTAAATGGAAATTAAAACATAGAGTTATTTATGAACAACATTATGGTGAAATTCCAAAAGGAATAAAAATAATATTTGCTGATGGAGATAAAAACAATTTAGATATTAGTAATTTAATAGCTGTATCAAGTGCAGAAGAACTTCATTTAAATAAAGATGGATTAAGATTTAGTGATAAAGAACTAACTGAAACAGGAATAAACATAACAAAAATAAAATTAAAACTGGGTGAGAAAAGAAAATGAAAGAGTTTATGATAGATAAATTAACAGAATTAATTATAGAACAAGATCAGCAAGATAAAGAAAAAGGTATAGCATACATTAAAAAAATAGATGCATATAGAGATTTAATTAAATTTATTAAAGAATATATGGAGGATTAAATGAAATACATAATTAAGGATTCTGTGAAACATCAAAATATTGGTGGTAAGGAATTTATAAAAGAATTTGATTTTACTTTTGATGATATTCTAGATACTGATTTTAAGAAAATGAATATTGCAATGTACAATTTTATTTTAAGAAGAATGGATTTAGAAGAATCTGATGGAAAAATGAAAGTATATTATGGTCATGTTGGTGACTTTGGTTATTATATAGCTGAGGATGAATTAATAGAGGTAAACAATGAAACAGTATAATTGTAAAAATTGTGGAGCACCAGTAAAACACACATATAATCATAGATGTGAGTACTGTAATTCTATTTTAGATTTTAATGTTTCTGAAAAAGATATTGTCAAAGTAAATCCAGAAGATTTGATAGATTTACAATTGGTGGATATTGAAAGAGTTCCAGAATTTTATGGCCTAAGATTTATGTTTACTGGTTTCAAATGTGTAAGACCTACAATATATGAATTTGATGGAGAAAACAATTATGTTTCAAGTGTTATTGAATATAGAAATCCTCCTAAATGTGGATTCATAATAGATATGTCGTTTGATGAAATTGAAAGATGTGGAATTGATTATGTTATGCATAGAATAATGGCAACTGGAGTTCATCCTAGAGAAATAGAAAAAATAAAATATCAAGTTATAGAAAGGTTGGGAGGATTTTGCAGGATAAATTATTAAAAATAATAAATCATTATGGAGTAATGAAGCAATTAAAATATATACATACAGAATATTTTGAACTTGATGAAGCAATAATTGATTATCTAAGCAGTGGTTTTGATTTTAATTATGATGAAGAAGCAAAGCATATATATGATGAATATATTTATCATATTGCAGAAGAAATTGCTGATGTAATGGTTATGTTAAAACAATTTCAATATAATTATGGAATTGTTGATGAATGTATAGAAAAAATAATGAATGAAAAAATTGATAGACAATTAGAAAGGATAGAAAATGAGTAAATGTTTTAAAAATCGAAATTTAGATACATTTTGTTTCCATATTCCATCTCAATTATTAAGAGAATTTAGAACATTATGTCACTTAAATGGAGATATTCAAAGACAAATGGTTATGAATATGATCAAAGATTATGTTGAAGAAACAAAAGATAAGTTCAATATCAAAGATATGAAATATGGTACTAAAAGAATTGAAAAAGTATTAGCAGAAGGTAATTATAGAGGATATCACTTTATAATTATGAATTTAGGAACACATCCTACTGCTTATGTTGAAATACCTAGAACTCATAAATATTTTGGCAAACACTATGATGATATTGATGTTTGTGTTCATGGAGGATTAACTTTTGATAGCCCTCAATTTGGGAAAAAGAAAAATAGTTGGTTTATTGGATGGGATTATGCACATTGTGGCGATTACTATGGATATGATGAAAAATTTCAAAGACTGTTTCCTGCATTAATAAACCGTAATGATAAAAAATGGACAACTATAGAAATATTTGAAGATGTAAAAAGTGTTATAGAACAATTAACGGAGGCAGAATATGAATAAAGATGTAGAACAACATTTACAAGAATTAATAGATTTCTATTCAAAAACTGAAATTAATGATATTGATTATTTAAAAAAGTTATTTGTAAGAAATTTAAAAGATGTTCAAAGAAGATATGTTAAATATGATAAATCAAGAAAAATCAAAGTTGAGGAATTTATTCTTAAAAACTGGATTACATATGATTCAAGTAAAAACTTTACTGAATTTAATGAATATATGGAAATACCTATAAAAGAAATAAAAGAACTATTAGAACTAAATGGGAGTAAAGAATGAATACTAATAACTTATTAATTAGATTTAAAGAAAATAAAACATATCAACCAAAAACAAAAATAACAATTGGTAATATAGAAATATATTTAGAGAAAAAATTTAATTGGTTCAACAAATTAATGTTTAAAATGCTATTAGGATTAGAAGTTGAAATATTAGGAGATAAAGAATGTATAGAGTAATAGTAAAAACAACATTTAATACAATAGAATTATATGTGGATGATTTATCAGAATATCAAGAATTATTTGTACAACCATATGTAATAGAAGTTTACATACAAAGTATGGAACAATATAAAAAAGTAATAAAAAAACAATGGAGGTAATATGGATCATTTAACAATAGAGGGGGCAAAAAGGGAAATAGATAAATTAAATAATGAATTAGAATTATATCTAGAAAAAAAGAATATTAATTTTCAAAGAACACAACCATCTAGTCCAGTATTAAAAGATATAATACCAGGAAAAAGTGATTCGATACCAGTATTTGATAAATTTACTCATTATGTAATAAAAGATGAAGAGTGTGATAACAAGATATATTCATTATTAGATTCAATTAATGCATATGAAAGATTCATTATAAAAGAAACAAAAAGACTATCTGAAGTTGAACCAATTAAATTAAAAATATATTTGTTAAAGCAAGAAGGGAAAACATTTGAACAAATTGGTACAATACTGGGGTATAGTAAAAGACAAGTTATTAGAATATATAAAGAACTAACAAAATAAAGATGTCACCCCAATGTCACTTTTTATATGTTAATATGGTATTATGAGATAATTATCTGGTGAGGTAATATTTCATAAGAGTTTTATTCGTCGATGATATATCGCACTATCTTTAATAGATAGTGTTCTAGTAATATATTTTTATTAGCGGTATATTATTAGAGCAGTGTCTATTAAGGACCTATGCACACACTACTTAATTAGTAGTGTTGAGTAGATATAAATAATCAACCTAGACACAATGAAAATAAATTGAAAGTTTGTTATGATTTGCAATAAATAACTAATGATTAGACTTATTGGTGGGAGATAAGAAATGTGTGTCTATATCTATTCAATACTGCTAATCAGGTGAGTTGGTAACAATTAGCAGTATGGTAAAGTTGTCTTTCGGCAATAATACAGCCTCTTTTTGTTAAGTGTGTATTACACAATGCTAATTGACCTAGTTGTCAATATAGCGGAGAGAACATAGAAATATGTTCTCATTATAGCTGAATAGTGAAGTGGTCATCACATCTGGCTCATAACCAGAAGGACATCGGTTCGAATCCGATTTCAGCAACCATGTTTATAAGAACTGAATAACACAGTTCTTTTTTTATTGTTGGATGGTGAAAAGGTAACACATTAGATTTTGGCTCTAACATATATAGGTTCGAATCCTATTCCAACAACCAATAATGGGAGTTAATTCAATTTGGTAGAAGTCTTGATCTGGATTCAAGAGGTTGTCAGTTCGAATCTGGCACTCCCAACCAATAAGTGAAGCAATCACTATAAAATAGGAGGTGTTATGACCTATGAAAGAATTAAACAATAAACAGAAGGTATTTTGCAGAGAATATGTTAAGAATGGAAGTAATGGTACTGCAGCATACATGAAAGCATATTCAAAATGTACTGAAGAAACAGCAAGAAGAAATGCAAGCAAGTTACTGACAAATACTGACATTCAAAATTATATTAAAGAACTACAAGATAAAGCAGAATCTAAAGATATAATGACTACTATACAAAAAAAGGAATTTTTAACTAAGATGATACTAAAAGATAAAAGAGCAAATAGATCTGATAAATTGAAAGCATTAGATATTCTTAATAAAATGGATGGTGAGTATATTACTAAAGTTGAAGGGAACTTGAATTTATCTTATGAAGAAAAACTAAAAGAAGTTGTTGATAGAGATGAATATTAACACAAGAAAGTATATAGAAAACTATGTAAAGATAAGAGATAAATCAGGAAAGATAATTGATTTTAAATTAAATCAACCTCAACTGAAGTTATATAACATAATAAAGAAACAAAAAGAATTAAATAAACCAATAAGAATAATAATACTAAAAGCTAGACAAATGGGATTTAGTACATTAGTAGAATCTATTTTATTTAAAGAAACAGCTACTAAATTTAATATTAATTCTGGTATAGTTGCTCACAAAGAAGATTCAACAACAAACTTATTTAATATGAGCAAAAGAATATATGATAACTTACCAATAGAATTAAAGCCAGAAAAGAAAGCAAGTAATGCAAAAGAAATAATATTTGATAAAGATAATGGAACAGGACTAAAAAGCAAAATAAAATGTATGACAGCAGGTTCTGAAGGATTAGGAAGATCTGATACATTAAATAATTTACATATATCAGAGTTAGCTTTCTGGCCTGGTAATAAAAAAGAAGCAATGTTAGGTTTGCTACAAGCAGTGCCAAACTTGCCTAACACAATGATCTTAATTGAAAGTACAGCTAACGGCTATGAGTACTTTAAAGAAATGTGGGATGCAGCAGAAGCAGGAGAAAATGATTTTATACCATTATTCGTAGGATGGCATGAATTAGAAGAATATAAAATGCCATATACAGGATTTGAACTAACAAAAGAAGAAAAACAGTTAATGAGTGATTTCAACTTATCATTAGAACAAATCACATGGAGAAGATGGTGTATAAGAAATAACTGTAGCGGAGATGTTGAACAATTTCATCAAGAATATCCTATGACTCCAGAAGAAGCATTTATTGCATCAGGAACACCAGCATTTGATAAACAGCAAATTAATTCTAGATTAAAAAGCATAAAAGAACCAATTAAAACAGGATACTTCACATATAAGTATGATGGTATGAAGATAACTGATATTAAATGGGTTAATGATAAAGATGGATACATTAAGATATATCAAATACCTAATGTACCTAAAATAACAAAATACTGCATAGGTGGAGATACAGCCGGAGAAGGAAGCGATTACTTCACAGGACATGTACTTGATGCTAAAACTGGTGAACAAGTAGCAGTATTAAAACATGAATTTGATGCAGATTTATACACAAAGCAAATGTATTGCTTAGGCAAGTATTATAAAAATGCATTAATAGGAATTGAAAGTAATTTTGATAGTTATCCAATAAGAGAATTACAAAGAATTGGATATACAAATCAATATATAAGAGAACAACAAGATACTTATACTGGCAAATTAGAAAAGAAATATGGATTCAGAACTACATCATTAACAAGACCTACTATCATATCAAGACTAGTAGAAATTGTTAGAGAGAATGTAGAAAAGATAAATGATAAGGATACATTAAAGGAATTGCTAGCAATAATTAAAAATGAAAAAGGAAGAATAGAAGCTCCAGTAGGAGGACATGATGATCAAATGATGGGACTTGCAATAGCTCATGAAATAAGATTACAAGTTGTATTTGATGAAGAACCTATTTATATGTATCCAGAATTTAAAGAAATAACATTTGATGAACCAGTAAGTAGGGATTATGGAGAAGAAATAAAAGTTATTTAGGAGGTAATTATGCAAGTTATAATGGTAAGATTAAATGGCTTTATATCTAATGATATGGAAGAAAAATATAGAAAAAAGTTAATAGAAGAAATGAAAGAAGGATTATTTGTAGTAGATGATTCAGTAAAAGAAGTAATTGTATCAAATATTTCTGAATTGGGTTTAGAATTTAATGAAAAGGAAAATGAAGATAATGAAAGATAGTTATGAATTTGAAGTAATATGTAAAAATGCAATAATTGATTATGCTAATGAACATTTTGATAAAACTGATAATTTTAAAATTGATATTCATGATGTTTATGTAGTATGGATGTGTAAGACATTAAAAAATAGTAAAGCATTACTAAGTACAACATTACCAGATTTAAGATACTATGAATGTACTTATAATGGTGAAAAAGATGAAATGTATTTAGATGTTTATACAAAAGTTGAAAATAAAGTTATAAAAAGTAATGAATTTAAAAGAAATGTGGAGGTATAAAATGAAAAAGAAAATGCTTAGAAAATTAAGAGAAGTTTGTGAAGAAGTAATTGGTAAAGAAGAAACTGATAAGATAATCAATGATACTGTTAAAGAGGTATTAGAAGAAACTAAACCAAAAACTAAAAAGAAAAAAGAGGATAAATAATGGAATCATTGATATTAGTGGGTATAGTTAGCATAGGAAATATTCTATGCTTTTATTTTGGAGCAAAAATAGGACAAAAAGTAAGTAAAGGTGAAAATATAGAGATTAAAAGCCCAGTTCAAATTGTGAGGGAACATCAAGAACAAAAAGAAGTAGAAGAAGAATTAAATAAATTCAAAGTTATTTCAGAAAACATTGATAATTACAATGGAACACCAATTGGACAAAAGAAACTTGAATAATAGGAGGGTAGTATGGATATAAAAAGTATTGAAGAAATAGGAAAAACAGATACATGGCAATTATTTGAAAAAGGTAGAAGCTATCTTAGACAAATGAAAGTGTATACTGATACAGATTTAAATTATAGGATGTACAATGGAGACCAGTGGTATGGTGCTATTATAGATGGAATAGAAAAAGCACAATATAACTTCATTGAAACAATTGTTAATTATAAAGTTAGTACAGTAAATCAAAATCTATATGCTATTCATTTTTCAAGTGAAAATTTCGAACAAAAAGAATATAGAAAAACTGCTAAAAGAGTATGCGAATTACTTGATAAAAAAGCAGCTAAAGTTTGGGAAAAAGACCAAATGGATCAAAAAATTAGAGAATCATCAAAAGATTCATGTGTAAATGATGAAGGAATTATATATGTAGATTATGATTCTGAAACAAATGAACCTCAAAATGAAATAATAAGTAAAAATGATGTGCATTTTGCTAATGAGCAATCAAGTGATATTCAAAATCAAATTTATATAATAATAGCAAAAAGAATGCCAGTAGCAGAAGCAAAAGAATTAGCATTAAGAAATGGTGCTAGTGAATCATTAATTAATTACATTATTGGTGATAATGATATGTTTGATCAAACTGGCGATGATTCAAAACAAGAAAAAGATGATATGTGTACATATGTTACTAAAATGTGGAAAGAAAATGGAACTGTATGGTTTCAATCAGCTGTTAAATATGTAGATATCATTAAACCAAAAGATACTAAGTTAACTCTTTATCCAATTGCTCATTTTCCATGGAAAGAGAAAAAAGGATGGAGCAGAGGCGAAGGGGAAGTTAGAAGTTTAATTCCTAATCAATTAGAATTAAATAAAACACTAGCAAGATACTTATTAGCAGTTAAACAATGCGCATATGCCCAAAAAGTTGTAAATACTGATAAGATAGCTAATCCAAATGCAATTAATCAAATTGGAGGTATATTAAAGACTAAAGGCGGAGCAAATGTTGAAGATGTAAATAAGATAATAACATACTTACAACCAACAACAATGAGTGCTGATGTTTCTAAAGTAATGAGTGATTTAATTCAAATTACTAGAGAACTTAAAAACTCAACAGATATTGCTACTGGAGGTATTGATCCAGAAAAAGCAAGTGGTAAAGCTATACTAGCAGTGCAACAAGCCTCACAACAACCATTAACAGAACAATCTACAGGATTAAAAAGATTTATAGAAGATATAGCAAGAATATGGTTAGATATGTGGATGATATATACTCCAAATGGTATGAAATTAGAAGAAGATACAACTGACGAAGAAACTGGTGAAGAATATACACAATTAGTTAACATCCCATCAAGTGTATTAAAGAATTTAAAAGGAACAGTAAAAATAGATATTACTCCTACAAGTCCATACGATAAATATGCTAGAGAATTATCTATTGAAAACATGTTTAAAGCAGGTATGTTTAATGTTCAAAAACTACCAGAATTAAAAATATATGCAAGTTTATTGCAAGATGATTCTACAATGCCAAAACAAGAGATATTAGAAGCTATAGAAATGATGGAAGAAGAACAACAAAGAATCGCTCAAATAGATGCACAAGCTAGAATGATGAGACAAAGAGCAAATCAATTCTTAGGCGGAGATGTAGAACAGCAAGCTTCACAAATTAATGAAGCACAAAATATGATTAATCAAGCACAGCAATAGTGCTTTTTTAATTGTCCAAGCATTTAAGACATTAAAAGATATGGAATAGTCAAGCAAAGACTTTAAAAAATAGGAAGGAAAATCATGGAAGAAAATGAAGAACTTGTAACTGATGTTACTGAAAATGTTGATGAACAAGCAACAGAAGAACTTGTTGAAGGTGCAACAGCCGCTGAGCCAGAAAAGGCAGAAGAAAGTGTTAAAACTTATACTGAGGAAGAGTTAAATGCTAAAGTTGATGAACTATTAGCAAAGAAGATAGCTCGAAAAGAAGCAAAGATAAGAAGAGAATATGAAGAAAAGTATTCAGATTATCTAGAAGCTGAATCAGTATTAAATGCAGGATTAGGTACTTCTAATATAAAAGAAGCTACAGATAATCTAAGAAATTTCTATAAAGATAAAGGAATTGAAGTGCCAACATATCAACCAAAATATAATGAGTTTGATATGGAAGCAGGAGCTGAGAAAGAAGCTAACTCAATTATTGATTTAGGATATGATGAAATAGTGAGTGAAGTGGATAGATTGGCAAATATTGGTTATGAAAATATGACTGATAGAGACAAAATTATTTTTACTAAGTTGGCAGAAGAAAGAAAAAGAGTAGAAAGCGAAAAAGAAATGAACTCATTAGGTATCACTAAAGAGGATATTGAAAAAGAGGAATTTAAAAATTTTGCTTCTAAACTTGATCCTAATATGACACTTAAAGAAAAATATGAGTTTTATCAATCAGTTAAACCAAAAGAAAGCATTAATCAAATGGGAAGTATGAAGTCAACAAAACCTAATACTATTAAAGACCATTATACAGATGAAGAAATTGCTAAATTATCATTAGATGATTTAGATGATGATGCTGTTTGGAATGCTGTTAGAAATAGTATGACAGGCAAAAATTAGAATAAGTACTTCCAAATATAAGAAAAAGGAAGGAATGATTTATAATGAACAATGCTAAACAAACTATATGGCATAAAGCCTATGAAAGAGCATTAGAAACTATTACTTCATTAAGAAATCACTGTGATTTCAAATATGAAAGAGATAGTAAAAATGCTACAAAAGTTAGAGTTTTAAATGCAGTAAGACCTACTGTTAGAAATTATGTACCAGGTACAGCAATTACAAGAGATGCAATCTCTAGTACAAGTGTTGATATTGATATCGACCAATTCAGATACTTCAATATTGGATTTGATGATATCTTAAAAGCACAAACTGTTCCAGGAGCAATGGAAGCTTCTGCTAAAGAAGGTTCACTTGCATTATCTGAAGAAGGAGATAAATATGTAGCTTCAATAGTTAAAGCTGGAGTAGATGCAACTACACCAACTATAGCTTCAACAACTGCTAAAGCTGCTACAAAATCAAATGCTTTAGAAATAGTTGAAGATGGATTTGAAATTCTATATGGAAATAATTGCAAAGTTTCTGATAATTATTGGTTAGAAATTTGCCCTAAATTCCATAAAGTATTCAGACCAAATATCTTAGAACTTTTAACAAACAATGTTGAAATGGCTAAGAAAGGTATTGTAGGTATGTATGGTAATGCAAAAGTTACTATTGAAAACCTTTTACCAAAAGGACAAACAACTACTGCAAATGATACTACTTATAATATCTTAAGAACTGAACATGCTGTAGCATTTATTGAACAAATCAATAAAGTAGAAGCTTACAGACCACATGATTCATTTGAAGATGCATTAAAAGGATTGTATGCATTTGGTGCTAAGGTTGTAAGACCAGAAGAAATTGTTGTATTAAAAACTCTATAATAGAAGCCCTTTATGGGCTTTTTTATCACTCTAAGAGAATATTTAGGTGCAACTCCTAAAAGAGTGTAAGAAAGGAAATAAATATGGAAGAAAAATTAGAATATTACATGATAAAACCAAATTTAAAACAATTATATGGAAAAAAAGTATTTAAAGATACTGAATTTGAAGAAAAAACAGAAGATGGAAGAGTTCATCAAATTTTTAAAGATTTAACACTTACAACAATTATTGATAGTGATACAGAACAAGAACCATATAAGATAAAAGAACATTCTGAAGTATCTATAGAAGTACCAGAAGGAACTATTCTTATATGGAGTGAAAATGAAGGATTTATAATTCCTCAGGTACAAATTACAACACTTGCAGGACTAAAAGAAGAAATAGAGGATATGAAGGAAATCTATAAAGAAAGTAATGTAGGTGAATAAAATGACATTAGAAGAATTAAAAAAGAAAACCTTATCATTAATAGAAGAAATAAGTGATTCAGAAAGTATGACTGATGATCCTGATATCGAAGCAAAACTTCCATATGTTATAAATCAAATATTATATGAGCTTGCTAGATTTAAAAAAATACCTGCATATGAAGAAATGGAAGTAGAGAAAGATGAAGTATTAGATTTAACTACATTAGGTAGAAATTTAGATACAGAAGAACCTGATACAAGAAATATATTTTATCAAATTAATAATATTCAAAATGTAGAATATGAATACTTAGATGAATTACATGTAAAATTTTTAGAAGATGGTAAAGCATTAATCAAATATTATAAATATCCAAATAAAATTGATGAAAATACTGCTGATAGCACTATATTAGATTTATCAATGGATGCACTTGAAATAGCACCATATGGTATTGCAGCAGATTTATTGAAATCAGATGTATCAAATCAATATGGAAATATATATGCAAATAGATATAGAGAAATGATTCAAACATTAGATTCAAGATATGCTTTAGGAGCAATTGAGATTGATGGAGGAATAGAAATATAAGGAGGTACTAAATGGCAACAAGTGGTTCTTTAGTAACAAGAAAATATTATAATTTTAGAGGTATAGATACCAGAGAAGGAGAAATCTCTTTAAATAGAAGTCCTGATGCTCTTAATTTGTATAAGAATTATAAGTCATCAAATATGTTAGAAACTCGCCCAGATATGGAATTATTATCTTCATTTGATAGTCCTATATTTGGGCTATTTTTTTATGAAGTAGGTTCAACAAATCAATTAATAGTTCATAGTGGAACAAAACTATATAAAATTGAAAATGGTGTTAAAACTGAATTAACATTTACTGGATTTACAGGAATGATACCAGTAAAAAGTCATTTCTTTGTTTATTCCAATATTCTATATATAAAAGATAGTGCTAATTATTTGAAATATAATGGTACAACATTGTCAAATGTAGATGGATATATACCTACTACTTCAATAAGCAGACTTCCTGCTGGTGGTGGAACAATATATGAAGATGTAAACTTGTTATCAAAATATAGGAAAAATACATTTTTAGGTGATGATGATTCAACAGAATATTTTTTAGATGCACAAAATATAACTGATGTATCTCTAGTAATGGTAAATGATGTTGAATATACAAAGGTTTTATCAAATCCTGGAGCAACTGAATACACAGTAGATACTACTTATGGAAAAGTAACATTTGGTGAAGCACCAAGTAAACCTGATACAGATGGTAGAGATAATGTAGAAATAACATATGAAAAAGTAAATACTGAAAATCAAAGTATGATAATGAATTGTAAATTAGTTGCTGTATTTGATAATAGAGTATTCTTTAGTGGCAATCCTAATTATCCTAATGTTGTTTGGCATAGTTCATTAGATGATCCAACATATGTAAGTGATTTGGATTATTACAATGAGGGATTAGATTTAGCCAAAGTAAAAGCATTAATACCAGGAAATAATGCTTTATGGGTGTTTAAAGAACCATCACAGGCAAATACAACAGTTTTTTATCATATACCTACAATTGATGCACAATATGGAAAAATATATCCTAGTTCACATTCTTCAATAAGCACAGGATGTGTAGCAAGTGGAATTAATTTTAATGATGATATATGTTTCTTTAGTGATAGAGGTTTAGAAGGTATTTCAGGAGATATAACAAGTGAACAAATAGTAGCACATAGAAGTTCATTTATTGATAGCAAACTTTTAAAAGAAGCAAATTATACAGATATGATATTAGAAGAATGGAATGGGTATTTACTTGTAATAATAGGTACTCATGTTTATTTAGCTGATTCAAGAGGTGTATCAAATCTAAATGGTGCCTATGAATATGATTGGTACTATTGGGAATTACCAAAAGAAATAAAAACAACAATGGTAAAAGATGGTGTGTTATATCTAGGATGTAATGATGGATTATATTCACTAACTAGCAATGGAGATGTAAATAGTTATTGGACTACTTCTAAAGATACATTTGGATATGGTAATTATCAAAAAACAACAAATAAAAGAGGATGTGTAATAGAAGCTGAAGGTGAATCAATAGATGTTTCAGTAAGTACAAATAAGGATGCTATGACATTAATAAAAACATTTACAGATGTATCAGATTATATAGTAGCAAGAATAAAGAAAAAGAAATTTAAAGATATGCAAATAAAGATTAGTTCTACTAAACCAATGAAACTTGAATCAATAATGATTGAAGCATTTATTGGAGCATATATAAAGAGATAAGGAGGTAAAAATGGCAAATAATTATGCAATTAATTATGATGATGAAAGATTTAAGACAGTAGAAAATGAAAAGCAAGATAAACTAAATGAAGTAGATGATGCGTATAACAATATGATTAATAAAAGCGATCAATTTTATCAAAATCAAATTAATGCTGCTAAAGATTATGCAAATACACAACAAGTTTTACAAAATCAACAAACTGAACTTGCTGTAAATGAAATTAATCAGGCAAAAGAAAAAGCTGAAAAAGATTATCTAAAAGAGCAAAGAGGAGCATATAGTGATTGGCAAAAACAATCAAATCAATACGGTGCTAATGCTGAACAAATGGCAGCAAATGGATTAAGGGGAACAGGTTATAGTGAGAGTTCAAAAATATCAATGTATAACACATATCAAAATAGAGTTTCAACAGCAAGAGAAAGTTATAATTTAGCAGTACAAAATTATGATAATGGAATAGCACAAGCTAGACTTGCTAACAATAGTAAACTTGCTGAAATAGCATATCAAGCTCTTCAAACAGAATTAGAGTTAAGTTTAAATGGATTCCAATATAAAAATCAATTATTACAAACTAAAATAAATATGAGAAATGATATAGATAATCAATACTACAATAGATGGCAAAATGTATTATCTCAAATGAATACAGAGAATGCACTTGCTGAACAAATTAGACAATACAATGAACAATTTGCATATCAAAAGAAGAGAGATAAAGTTGCAGATACTCATTGGAAAAAGGAATTTAACCTAGCAAAAAAAGCTAGTTCTTCTAGTAGAAGTGGTGGAAGAAGTAGTTATAATTCCACTTCTAATAATAATTCAAAACTTCAAAAAAATGATTTAACTAAAAAGCAAAAAAAAGCAGTAAAGAATTATACAAATAATGTAATTGCTGAAACTAAAACATATCAAAGCACTTCAACACCAATATTATCATCAAAGAAAGCTCAACAATGGATTGATAATTTAAATAATTCTATAAGGGGAAGTAAATTTAGCATACCTGGCTATGCCTTAAAAGATAAGGTTACAAAAGCATATAAAAATGGAACTTTAAATAAAAAGGATGTCGCAAAAATATATACTTCTTTTGGCATAAAGAATTAGGAGGTGTATAAAATGTCTTTTTATGAAGATACAGTAGGAGAAAAATATAAAGAAGAAAAAAAGAAGAAAAAGAA